TGCAATTGCCTTGCAGATTCCTTCTAACCGAAGGCGATATTGGGTTGATAACATATTTTAATGTGTAGTATTACTATAATTTATAATACTACATTACCATAGACATTGCATGTTGCAATTCTTTAGCATGTTGTAATTCGTCTTGTGCAATCTCTTGTATCCTCGTATCTTCTGGGTTCATACTTAAATATTTTGTGTAAGTTTCAAAGGCATGCTTTTCAATCTTCATGTTGATGTCATAAGCCTCCACAGGATCAATGAGATAATACCCAACCATGATCCAATAATAAACCAAAACAAGATGCTTGGCAAAGAAACGGTCGATCCAATATTTATTTCCTTCCCTGCGTTCCATCTCTTCCAAGTGTTCTGTTTCATTGAGAGCCTGATAGAAGTGTTCCTTCATTAAGTATATATGATCTGCTCCTCGAAGTCCAAGACTCTCACGGAAATGTAACACACTGATAAATGCAAAATAGGGTGCTCTAGCAATGACTTCCAAGACCCAAAATCTTTGGAAAGGTCTGTTGCGGTAAAGGAAGTCGAGAATTGATACTGTTATGCTTAATACGATTGTATTAAATTGTTTCATAATGCGTAGGCAATTTGTGGTAAGTAAATAATCGCGACTGTAATTGTTCCTAATATGATTACAGTGGATGTTATCGGTAACTTTTTCATTTTATCTCCTTAATAGAATCCAAAGAAAAAGGATGCTCCTGTAAGTAGGGAACATCCTCTCTTGCATTTCTTGCTGCTTCAAATGCGTCTGAAGCATATTCACCAATTTCGTGGTGTTCGTTCTTTTGGTCGTGCCAACCTAGTGTGTAATGGGACATGATAGTTTCAACTCCATTCATCACTATTTATTATATCACACTAAGTATAAACCACTAGTTATGTGTGGACTTACTGACTATATCAGGATACGTTGAAAGCGATCTTTGTTACCTTTACATCACCACCATTTGCCGATGCACTAAGTTTGTCTGTACCATCTTTATCTACCTGTGCAGACTGATTAGAAGGTAATGTAAAACTACCAATACCAACGTCATTAGCATCAGATCTTATGATTACAACTGCAGCACCATTGGTGTTCACAAGGTGAACCGCCTTTGCTAAACTAACATTAGTTGCAGACGCTAAGGTGGTCTGTGGTGCCATTGGTTTAATTAACATGGTTCTTTAGTAACCTCTCTTATATTTAGCGGATTCATCTTCTGGGTTGATGATGATTGTATTTTTACCAGTCATAGGTTTAATTTCTTTTGCCTTTTCTGGATACTTTTTATCTACTTCCCATAGAAATTCTTCACGCCAGTCAGAGTATGACTCATTTTGTTGCCTAATGTTCCTTTTCATTGCTCGTTCTTTTGCTTTATCCTGTCTCATCTGAGCATAGGATCTAGTTTTCTTCTGACCCTTAGCCTTTGCCTCCTGTTCTGCTTTGATGAAATTAGTTGCCTCTTTGACTTCCTTTTTCTTTTCATCTCTCAATCCTTTAATGATTGCGTCTCCTGTGTTTCTTAACTTCTCTCCACTACTTGCTCTAGTTGCTGATCTACCCCTCTTGCCACTAGTAGATCCTTTTGGTCTACCAGCTTTTTTCTTCGGAACTGTTGTCGCCTTGACAGTGATTGCCTTATTTTCTGGAGTCGTATCATCTTTCTTTCCTTGTTTCCTCATTGCAGCCATCAATTTATCTGCGCCTGCATTAGCCTTCTTCCTTCTTTTACTTTCTTTTTCGGCCGCTGAGATAGCTCCCTTCACTATAGGAGAATCGGTCTCCCCACCTTTCTTATCAGTGGATGGAAGTTTAGGTTGATTGGGAGAAGAACCCATTAGTTTTTTGAAGTTTTTCTTCGCTTCATCCGATGCTGATCCTGTTGTTGTTACTTTTCCGCCTGAAGATCTTTCAATAGCACCACCCTTAACAGGTTTTCCAGAGTCTTTCTCTACCTGTTTCCTAGCATCGTCATCTTTCGATGCTGTCTTTATTTGTTTCTCGACTGTTTTATTGTCTGGGTTGCTCTTTTTCGTGAAGTTTCTCACCGCTGATGAGGATGTACTATCGTCGTTTGACTTGGATGTCTCCTGATTATTTTGTTTTCTTACCTTTCTAGATTCTCTATACTTATCCTCTGCTGTTTTTCTTGCGGCTGCTCTTCTTTCCTGGCCTGGTTTATACCTATCAGTATCATTTACAGTGATCCTTCTACCACCAGAAGTTTTTACCTCACTATCTTTAATATCTAAACCTTTTTTTAATGCGGATTTGGCTAAGTTACCGAGTACACCTCCAACTCCTGTACTACCAGTTTCTTTCTCTGATCCAGAACCAGTAACTTTACTTTTTGGTCGGTAATTAGGATCTTGTGATTTCTTTTTATTCTTATAAGCAGAGATGCCACCATCCAAAACAGCATTTTTTCTACCAGCCAGGGCTCTCATATTAGTTCCAAGTCCAGTTCCACGTTCTGCGTTCTCGCCATCTGGTCTGTATTTTCTGAAAGCATTTGCAGCTCCACCTACTGCTGAAAGTTGTCTTTGTCCTCTTTTAGATGATGCGTACTCTGTTGCTCTTTCCTTATTCCTATCTATAGTTGCCTGTATCCCAGACTTCTTACTTCCATCAGATCTTCTCCCAGCCCTTGTAGGAATACTAGGAGCTTTAGGACTTTGAGGTTCCTGTCTAGGTGCAGACTTCCCAAGAACTTTTACTTTTTCGGTTGTTGGTTCGTTTCCAGCAAACGGTTTTGTTTGAGGAGGTAACTTCTTTGATGGTGTGGGTTTTCTCTGGTTCATCATACTAGAGTACTGAGCCGAAGAAGTATTACCTCTATAGTTACTTCTAGCATTTTTTTGAAAACGCTGGCTAACATTTGTCCCGACTATGGACTCATCGACGAGAGTATTCTCATATTCAAATTGTTCAAAGCTCTTCATGTGTATCCTACTTCTGGATGGACTTGTGTGCTTTAAGAATAGAACTTGCGTGTTTCTCTATAATCTCTTCCGACATAGTTTCTTCCACTACCTCTTCTTCTTTTGAGAATACAACTGGACTCTTGACATTGAAACTCTCGTTCTTAGGACGGCAATCATTCACCATCTTGTTTCCTTTCTTCTTCATTCCGACTTTCTTATGAGTATCCCAACAGGCAACTTCATCTACTTTCTCTACTTCTTCTTTTGCCATTGCTTTCTTGATGGCCTTACGACGCTTCATAAGGTATGAATCAGAATCATCTACCTTACCATCGTTGTCTACGTCAGCATCTTCCTTTCCGACTGGATCTAATTTCTTTTTCTCTGTGATGTTAAATGATTTACCGTACATCTCACCAAGAGTGTCTAAGTTAGCAGCGACTTGATTCCAAAGTCTAGTTTGTAAAGCCTCATCATCTTTGTTTCCCAATGGTGGAGGAGTTACTACGTCTATAATCTCATGAGTTAGATTACCATCAACGTCATGTAGTTGCACAGATTCAGTTCTTGAAGCCATTTCTTTTTCCTTTTTTTGATTAGTAAGATTGTTTGCGGTATCCACAACAGTGTTAGCGGCATCAATACCAGTACTAACATCGTCTACTGTTTTGCCAACTTTTTTTAATCGGTTCATAAACTTAGATGTTTTGACCGTGTTAGCTCCAACACTCCCTGCCTTTAAGGCAGATCCACCTTTCGCAGCAACTGATGCTGTCTTCGCTGCAACGGCCGTCGCCTTCGCTGCGGTGGCAGCACCAGCAGCGGTTTTCGCTGCAGCCGCTCCTCCAAGTCCTAGTTTAGCGGCTAATGCACCACCACCTAATACTACTGGGATTGGCATGTCAGTTCCTCTTTAACATAGTTTAGTCTAAGTCTATTTATCCCTTTCCAACTTTGTAAGGAATCTTTGTATCATTATAATTTGTCCCAGGCCCAGATGGAGGGTCATTAGGATTCTTCACCTTCTTCCCATCAGAGTATGAACCAGTAGTAATTGGTTTTATTATGGGTTCATCATTCCACTTCTTATCCCCTTGGCCTGGAGTCATAGACTGAACATATTTTCTATATTCATCCGTGCCTACATCATATGCCTCAGACAAATCTCTCAACCATGATTTAAACATGGTATGTTCTGGAGTCTGTACGATAACATAGTTTGCACCTCTTCTTGTAATTCTCCCTCTCAACCCAGTGTTTACATTCTCTACTAAAGAACCAACTTTAAATATTTTTTCTTTAAGATAAGCAATTCTCAATCCAAATGGATCTAACTTAGGTGCATACTGCCATGTATCTTCTTTTGCAAGCTCTCGTTTCTTCACACCCATAGATTTCTGTAGGATATTATATAAATTTTTCTTATCCATATTCCCTATGTTAGGAATACCTTTAGCAAATACCTTGAAATCATCTTCAGCAGCCGCAGCTCTCATCTTAGAAGCAGACATACCATCCAAACCTTCTGAGTCTGCATCTCTAGCACCAGCAGATATAACGTTTATCTCTTCAAATTCATATAAGTCACCATTATATTTCTGTGTTAGACTTTGAAATTCAGCAAGTCTATCTTGTCCTACAACTACTGTCACTGCCTTATATCCTAAGTTATCACATGCCAATAGAACATCAAATATAGTCTTGGCATTTGCATCATCTTTAATATTATCTGCATAGTCAGGAAACATCTTCTGCATATATTCTATCTTCGTTCCAGGCTGTAGTGGATTCTTCTTTGCATCCTGAGTACGACTTGGATATACTCTGAAATCTGACTTGGTTCTTTCTGCTTCTGAATTTGCAGACTTTAATAATTTTTCGTGTCCTGTTGTCGGTGGATTAAATCTTCCAAATACAACTACTACACTCTCGGACTCAGGTTCTCCCATTCTCTCAGCAGTTTGCTGTTGTAGATCTCCAGTACCAAAGGCCTCTCCACTACCCTCAACACTATTTGGATCAACAGGTTGTGGTTTTGGTGCAGCTGCTATTGCAGAAGGTTTTTGTTTAATTGCTTTTGGATCTGGGGTTGCAACTTTCTTTGACTTTGGATCTTCTGGGGCGGCTGCTCCACCGCCACCTGTAAATTGCAACTTTCCATTTACAGTCTTGGCAACAAATTTTCCTTTAGCATCGTACCATCCACCATGACCATCACCTTTCAAACCTTTTAGTTTGGCTTCGGTTGATGCGGCAGTCTTTACAGCTTCTATTAAAAATTGACCAAACGACTTCACAGAATTATACACACGATTATAGTTTTATTTATTAGTACACAGACCTTGGCATTGTTGGTGCAGTAAGTAGTTTACTAAATGTTGGAGTTATATATGCCTGAAATTGTGGTTCAGCAGTAATAGATCCTTTGTATCTTATTTCTAATAGTGCAATATTTTCAGTGTTTGCAAATAAATTATATTTTAATTTGGCACCATCAGGATTACGTTCAAATGCCTGTCTATAGTTTTTAGGTTTTTCGAGTTTGTATATTGTTAGTGGATTTGATATCAACTCCATCAAAACTGTTGTACTATTTGCTTCGGGAATTACCTCAGCTGGTTTAACAGTGATACCACTGTTCTCTAGATCCCCAGAACCAGTTACTAATGTAAAAACAAATTCCTCTGAATACCTTCCTCTATCTTGAATTAATCTTTTTAGATCTACTTTAAACATTATATTTAAAATAGCTATGGATAATGGTTTCACTATCTTTGGGTTTGTAATCAATGCATCCATATCAAAAAAGTACTGATTATATACTGGTTTTTTTGGAGGCCATTTACCTCGTAAAGCCGCAGTCATATTGGCTTGGTCTAATTTCTGTGCTTGTTCTAAAACTTTTGCACTAATAGTTCTATTTGTGGATATATTTCTCTTTAGTTTTGTCAAGTAAGATGTTATGTTTTCCAATTTTTTCTTTTCGACTTTTTTTACCCTCTCTTCCTCTGCCCTTCTGTAAGCTGGCGAGCCAGTTTTCATAGTGGTTGTCGCTGTTACTGCCTTCACATCTTTTTCTCCATTACTAATACTCAATTTCCTCATTGTAAATTCTCTTGTCTTTGGATCTTCTGCCTCTAATCCAGCCTGTATGACATCATAGAAAAATTGACCTCTAGATCTATACAAATCACCTAAAGAAGCTTTAAAACCTCCAGTTCTTGACTCATCACCAAGTAGAAATGATAAAAGTCCATTCTCTCCAATTACAGTTTTATTAATAATTGTTGGGGAGGCTTCAGTTTTACCAATACCTTTCTTCTTTAAGGAAATTCCAACAAATAATTTTCTTCCTCTACTTCTATCTTGTCTACTAACTTCTACAATTAAGTCTGATGAGTTATAATCTTTATTACCAAAGTATTCGTGCCTATTAACCGCAAAATATTTTGAAAGAATTTTTAACCACTGTTTACCAGTAGCATGAACTCTAGAAACCTTTGAATTAGATCCAAGATCTGTTAAGAATCCATCAGCTGCTGATACTGCTTTACCATAATTTTGATAATCACCAGCAAAAGCGTTTATAGTTTCTTGTTTATTTCCTGATGTGTAAACGATTGACCTAGCTACTGATTGTAAATCTTTTATAGCACTTTTTGCCTTGTTTAAATTTGTATAATCTCCTGTAGGAACTGAACGTTTTCCCTGTGATCCATACTTAAGTATTAGGGCAGCAGTCATTAACTCATGTGGATCTATTTTCTTTCCACCACCAGTACCTCCACCAAACTCTTCTGTTTTTTCCAGTCTTCTTATTCCAAACGGACTACTTCCCTCTTCCGTATCAAGTACAAAGGGTTTACTACTTCCAGCAAAAATACTATTAATTTTTTCTACATTATCTGACTTTAATGATTTAAGGTCAGCATCGTTCTCAAACCTAATTGGATTAAGTTCACCTGTACTGAATACAAAAGGTTCTTTATTTTCTATTTTTTTGATTAGCATATGATATCTTTCCTTGCCAATCATTTCACCTTTGTTAAAAGGTTTAAGTATTTCCTTTACAGATAGTTGAGCCATTAGTATCCGTTTTTAGGTATTTAGTAGTATATGTGAGTCTTTAGAAATTCAGATGTTGTAGGATAATCTAAGACTTTCTGATTGAGATCCTTATCCTCTCTTAATATTTTATCTTTCAAATCTTTATAATAGGTTCTGTCTCCCATTTTCTCAATAAATGCAGGGGAATGTGGACTGTAACCATTACCAGCAAGAATAAATGACAATCCTCCATTTGCTTTCTTGTTTGAGAAGTCTCTGTCACCAGCAAGCATCTCTATTGATCTACCACAACTGTATTGATCCCAAGGATAATCTATATTTGTAACGTGTCTCCAGTATTCTGTGTTAGATTTATGAGAAGCAGCATAGTGCATGTCTATGAATGTCTTTGAGTTATCCAATTCAGTGGCGCAGGCATGATTAAATGCCTCTCTATCCAATGAATTTGGTGATAGATGTGTAGATAATGATTCTAATAACCTAAACACGTTAGTCACTATGGATGCCAGACCTGTAGCCTCTAGTGGTTCAATGAATCCAAACGAAAGACCCACGGATGCAACGTTTTTTACCCATGCCTTCTCATATCTACCTGTTTTAAACTCTACACCCTTAGTTCTTTCTACTCCATACCTGTCAGTAAATTCTTTTTCCACCTTCTCCGAAGTAGTAAACCTCAGACTATGTACATATCCAACTGACATGCCATCCCAAAGAGGTATTTCATAACACCATCCATTATCCATAGTAACATTATTAGTATAACTGGTGAGTTGTTTGTTCTTGTCAGTATAAGGTATCTTTGCAGCGATTGCTCTATGATTTATGAGGGTGTTTGCATAGGATTTGTATGGAACTCCCATAACTTTACCCAATAATTCAGAGTGGAACCCAGTACAATCAACAAATAAATCTGCCTCATGTGTTCCCTTCTCACACTTTAGAGATGTTATGTTACCATCATCAGATTTGTTAGCACGGATATACTTATCATCAACAAACTCTACACCATTTCTTATACAAACATCATAAAAAACTTTAGATAACTTATCAGTATCAAAATGATAGGCACTAAGTTCATGGAAGTCCCAACCTTCATCAGTAAATCTATTGAGTTCAGCAAATCTAGAATGATATCTGTGAAACCTAGAAAACTGATCATACTTTATTTCATCTGGAAATAGATGAGTAAGTATAAAAAAATCCGATACATCATCTCCTGTCAAATCCCCAAAGGGATAGAAGAAATCTGCATCAGACCATCCTTCAAATTTTATATTAGTTTTGTAGGTTGCATTACATTGAGGCATCCAATCCTTGTCTCTCAATCTGAGAAACTGGAATACATCATTGATTGCTAATTGAGTCGATTCACCTACTCCAATTCTTCCAATACTAGAGGAGTATATACATTTTATCTTTATCTTTTTGAAATACTCTGAGAGAATGGCAGCGGTTACAAAACCAGATGTGCCTCCTCCCAGTATACAAATACTAGAGATCACCTTCTTTTCTATTTTCGGAGTAATGTACATCAAAACTTCCGCCTGGATATCTCTTCTCTAACTTCTCTACATTCATTTCGATGATCTCATCAAACGTAGTATCAAGTGCCATACATGCCTGTGCAATGTACCAACAAATATCTCCGAGTTCTCTTTTCATATGGAAGACATTCTCTTCATTGTATGGTTTACCTTGTAGTAGTATCTTCTTTACTACTTCAGTGAACTCACCAGACTCAGCAGTAAGACCGAGTGCAGCAGTAAGTAAATGAGACACATCTGCCCCACCTAAAACAAGTTCACTTATTCTTTCTTGCAGAACGTCAGAGTCTTGACTTGGAGCACTTGTTACTCCATAGACAAACTCAATATATTTTTTAGTGTCAACTTTCATTAGAATTTAATTGCAGCAAATTTGTTTTTAATTTTTTTAGTTTCCTCTTCATTATTATACTCTACCTCTTGTCCACTGTCAATGATATCACCTTGAGCACTCTGTTCTACATCATATAGTTTCATCTTTGCACGGTCAATACCTA